CGAACAGTCATCGCCAACAGCAGACTTAATTTTGGTTGACGCTCTTGTGAAGGGGATTATTATGGGTAGGTCGTCTTCATTCGATGACGATGCAGAGGAAATGACATATACCTGTAATTTGAAAGGCCACATTACCCTGGACTTCTATGGAACGAATGCCGAGACGATGGCTCTCAAGTTTATGGTCCTTCAGTCTTCCCAAACTGCATATGAACTTCAAAAAACCTACGAGATTACTTTATATCACACACAAAGGTTAACAGATCTGAAGGCAATTGAAGGAGACAGACAAACAAACAGAGAACAGCTTGAACTTGTGGTACACTATAATGTGTCAGAAGTTATCGATACATTGAGGATTGACACAGTTGATATTGAGTTTTTAAATGATAAACAATAAATGAAGGAGTTTTAAAATGGCTGATACCAGTAATGTAATAGATGTTGCTTTAGTTCCTGAAGGACAGGCAGCACAACGAGACAACATGAATGTATGTTGTGTTATGACTTCGGAACAGGGCAATGTTTTATCAACGGTTAACAGATATGAAAGCTATGAAGACTCAGCAGCAGTAGCTACCGACCTTGGCACAGATTCAGATATCTACCAACATGCGTTAGCCTTTTTTGCTCAGTCTCCTAATCCTATACAGGTTGGCGGAAAGTTTATCGTTGGGTTTTATCGTGCAGCAGAAGAAACAGTTGCAGCGACAGCAGCAATTTTATTAGGAGCACAACTGACGGAAGCAACAGCAGTTTCACAGCTTCAGGAGGTTTCAGCAGGTTCGTTTGATATTGATATCGACGGAGCTACAGAAAATATCACAGGTATCGACAGCAGGACGGTTACCGACCTTGACGACATGGTTGCCCTTCTTAATGCAGAGTTGTCCGGGGGAGTTGCTTCTGTAAATGCCGACAATCAGATTATTATCACTTCCTCAACAACTGGTGCAACCTCGTTAATCACAGTCCTGACAGCAGCAGCAACAGGAACATTCATCGGTGCAATACTTGGTTTGTCAGCAGGTACGGGAGCCGTTGCAACACAAGGAGCAGCAGCAGGAACAGAAGCTATCGAAACTAAGGTTGCAGCAGTAACCGCAGTTCTGGCAGAAGTATCATTCAGGGGACTTGTGTTTATTGACAATCCTTCAGACGCAGATGCTCAGCTTCTTTCTACGTGGGCGCAAGCAAACAGTGTTCTTATTTACGATGTGTTCAGCAATTCAGATAATCTCGTTACTAATGTGACTAATCCAGTGTGGTTGATTAAACTTGCCTCAGAAACAAATTACAGAATGCTTTACAGAAAAGACGCTTCAAGACTATTTGCCACAGCTTATATGTCAAGAGCGCACACTGTTAATTTCACCGCTGAAAATTCTGCAATCACAATGAATCTGAAAACTATCGTAGGGATAGCTTCTGAAGAGTTTACTCAGACAGAAATCGACGGAGCATTGAATGTAGGTCTTGATATCTACACTTCAATCAAAGATGTGCCAGGAGTTCTATGTTCGGGAGCTAATGACTTTCAAGACAACCGATATAATCTTCTTGGATTCATAGACGCAGTTTCAACAGACTTGTATAACGTCCTGAAAACAACGGGAACTAAAATTGCTCAAACAATCCTTGGGGTTAATAAACTTATTGATCAGGGAGAACGAACAACGAGAGGTTTTGTTAAAGCCGGAGTATTTGCACCTGGCACCTGGACCCTTGCTGAAACTTTTGGAAATGTGGATACATTCAACAATGCTATTGAAACACAGGGTTTCTACTGGCTTGCTGGCTTGCTGGCAGATCAACCGATAGCAGATAGACAAAATAGAATAAGTCCGCCTCTTCAATGTGCTGTTAAAAATGCAGGAGCTATTCATTCCGTGGATGTAATTATTAATTTTAATTTTTAATTTAAACGTAAGTTTCAATAACTTAAACGTAGGTTTAAGAAAGGAATAAATCATGTCAGTTGTACAATATAGAGAAGATTCAACAAGTCTTATTTTGAATGGTTTTGCAATAGTAGATTTAACCGAGGGTGATTCCATCGCTCTTGCATTTCCCAATCCAGGAACTGGTAGGGTTAACGGTGAAAATGGAGCAGTAACAATCGTTGAGAGGGTTGACAAGGACGTTGCCAACATGACAATCAACGTTACTAAAAATTCAGAGGCCGACAGGTTTCTTTCAAGAGCTAAGTCACAGGGGTTAACAGTATTTGATGGTAGTTGGAAGGAATCAATTATTGTCGATAACTCAGTATCGGTTGATAGTTATGCCCTAGCTGGAGGCTCCTTTGTCGAGCAGCCAACCAACACGAAGAACAACCAAGATCCTAATCATCTTATGGCATACGTGATTCAATTCCGTACAGCAATAAGAACTTAGACAGATAACGAAGGGACTCGAAAGCAATGAATAGCGAACAAGTAGAAGCAAACAGAGCTAAAGTTAAAGAAATATTTGAAGATGGCTTTATGGAGATTAATGGGACAGAGTACAAGTTTACCAAGTTCACCCATAAAAACCGTCTTCAGGTATTAGCTTATTCGGAGAGGCTTTCAGCAAGAACTACTGTAATTGGAGATTCTGCTTGGCAGAACATTGAAGAGTTGATTAATAAGAAATTAACAGTCAACGATGTATTGCTAAGCAAGATTCCTGACTATTGGGAAGATCATCCACAGGATTATATCACTGCCATAACCTATGCAATAGGGGTTATAATCTACCCTTTTCAGCAAGGCAGGGCTACAAGTTAAGGGTCGTAGTCAGTAAGAGGCGAGAGAATCTAATTGAATTCACGAATCTTGACGATTACAAAAGGGCTGTCTGCTATCTGTGCAAGCAGGGCTATGGAGATATCGAACTAATTCAAGGCCTCGATACAGATGATTTTTTAGATTTGATTGAATATGAGAATATCAACAACGATATAGAGCAGTACCATATCGACAAGGAGAGGTGAACCGATGGCCATAGTTACAGAGCTTGTTAACAAGATCACCTTTATTGGAAGCCTGAGACCTCTTGATAGGCTTAATGCAGGGCTTGACAGTGCAATAGTTCTTGGTAGTAACTTTGCTGCCGGAATAATTGCTTCAGTAACGGCCATAACCGCCTTCACTGTCGCCACATTGTCATCAGTTGACGCACTAGGTCAGATGTCAAAAGAGACAGGGATAGCAGTTGAAGATATTCAAGAGCTACAGTATGCAGCTTCAGTATCTGGGTCTTCAGCAGATGCTATGATGTCGTCATTGACTTCTCTTACTCAGCAAATTGGAGATGCAGCACTAAGGGGCTCGGATGATTTTAACAGGCTTGGAGTATCAGTCAGGAAGTCCAACGGGGAGATAAAGAACGCTTCTGAAGTTCTTGGCGATGTACAGGATAGGTTTCAGGGAATGAGCCAGACAGAGAAATTCTCGTTTGCTTCATCGCTCGGGATAGACAGGAGCGTTGTTCAGCTTTTGAGCAAGTCTGGCACAGAAATAGACAAGCTTAAAAAGAAGGCAAGACAGCTCGGAGTTGTTACACAACAGCAATCAGAAGAAACAGTTAAATTCAACAACAGTCTTACAGCCTTGCGCTTTGGTGCTTCGGCAGTTCAGCGACAGATTGCGATGGCTCTTGCTCCTGAGATACACGATCTTGCAGAGGGCTTCACTAGTCTACTCATTGAAAACAAGAGTTTCATTACGGATGGGGTTAAAACCACCGTTGAGTGGGTTAGCGCAGCAGGGAAGGCCATAGGTAATTTTCTATCTATCATCAATTCGGTTGTAGAGAAAACTATAGGATGGAAGGTAGCACTTGGCGGTATCGGTCTTGCGTTGGCCATTGCATTTGCTCCTACTTACCCTGTTACGTTGGCAATAGCAACACTCATTCTTCTGGTCGATGATCTTGTATCGGCTTTTGAAGGAGGCCAGTCTGTAATTGCAGATTTCTTTCAGGAGTTTTTCAATTGGGATATTAGAAAATTCATGCACGATGTTGTTTCTATTTTAAAAATGGACGTTGAGGAAATCAAAAGGACATTCCGGCAGATCGACGAGGATCTAAAAAAAACTAGCTTCTATAAAATGGGGAAGTTCGTGGCGAATCCTTTGCAATATACGGGGGAATCCGTATCGAAGTATTTCAAAGGTCCAGAGAAACCAAGAAATATTATTAACTACCATAGCCTTGGTTCGGCCTCTTCAATTACGCAGGATGTAAAAATACAAGTAGTCGCACCCGATCCCCTTTCGGCCGGTGTGGGTGTTAAAGATGCTCTGCAAAATGAATTAAGATCTGCAAAAGAACAATCAGGGCAAGGTGGAAGATAATGTTTTCCAATATTCTCAAAAAAACAAAAGGGGTTTTCTCTACAGAAACCACACTTCCTATCGGAATAGGTGGGCTTACTATTGGTGCCAGGATAAGGGAAGTTATAAGCCTTCAAAAAGAAGCACCTGATACACCTCTTGAAGACGGTTCATTTGCTCACGATCATCTAATACGAAGGCCAATCCAAATTGTTATTGAGGGATATATTGGCGATATCGACTACAAACAATCGCAATTATTGGCTGAATTCATCAGGGCAAATAAACAGGTTGGAGTGATCGGGTCTTACCTCCCCGTTAGGACGCAATCACAGATAGACAGAGTTAATTCTATGGTGCTTTCAGCAAGGGACGCATATAAGCAGACCGAAGCAGCGATAAACGCAGGGCGACAAGTGTTTGAGATTTTCAAGCCTTCATCCTCAAAAACGCTGGTTAGTCAGTTCTTTGAGGCAATGACGAACCTGTATAACTCAGATATGCTTATAGATATTCAGGTTGGTCTTGGTGGTTACAGGAATATGGCCGTAATTGGGACGAGCTTCCCACGAAATGTTAATCAGGAACCTGGCTTACTATATTCGATTACATGTAAACAAATTACCTTTGCAGAAACGGTATATTCTGCTGTTCAGCCTCTTGTTAAAAATCCATCAACAGACATTGACGGGCAAGCTGAAAAGGAAACCAACAAAGGGCTTAATGAGGGTGAAGACGTTAATCAATCGTTGTTGTCTAAAATTGCAGGTATCTTCTAATGAAAATTATCCAAAATGTAACAGGTGAGGCATATCAAATTCATACGATACCATTAGGAAATTATGATGCAACATTGAAGTTAAGTTTTTTCGGAACGGTTGAACTATGGTCAGCCGATATTGAGTATCACAACAAAACAATCAAAGGGGTAAAGCTATCACTTGGAACGCTTCATTTACGGTCGAACAATCTTCCTTTTGATTTTGTAATCATTGACAATCAATTAACAGGGCTTGATCCATATGCCCTTGACGACTTTTCTTCAGGTCGCTATAGTTTAGTAGTGTTGGACTCGGATAATCTTGAAGCCAGAAGGGGTTATGATGTTGAAGAATAGCCGATTTGTCAGGGATTTTGTTCTTGACATTGAAGTAAACAACAAGGGTCTTTCTTTTCGCCCACCTCTTCGTGTTCAGTTCGAGGCAACAAAGTCAATCTACGGCCAGCTAAACAAAATGTCGGTGAAGATCTATAATTTAAACGGGGGAAATAGGAAACAGCTTGCCAAAGATCCGGAACAAAATACGTTGATTCCAATTACGTTGTCAGCAGGGTATCAGGATAAGACAGAAAAAATCTTTAAGGGAACAGTTTTTGAGGCCTACTCAGAAAGAAGAGGAACAGACTTTATTACGACGATTGAATCTATCGACGGTGGGTATGATATGTATAACTCATTCACCTCTCAGACAGTCATCGGCAAAGATAATGCCGTGAAAGCTATTCTCTCAGATTTTACCAGGATAAAGAAGGGCAAAATAACAGAGCAAAATAGTCTGGTCAGGCCAAAGGTGCTTGTGGGAAATTCAATAAAACTTCTCGAAGAACAATTGAACGACGATGAAACCTTCTATATTGACGATGAGAAGTTGTATATCATAAAGGCTAACGAGGTTGTTAGCGAATACATCCCTGTTATTAATTCTGAAACGGGGCTAATTAATCAGCCACAACGGGCTAACAAAATAGTTACGTTTGATACGATGATGAACCCTTCAATTAAAATCGGTGGCCGTGTTGATCTTCGAAGCGAGACGGCACTTCATCTTGTCGGAATTTATAAAGTTGAGACAATTATTTATGCAGGAGATAATTACGGCAGCGACTGGCGACAAAAATGTTCGGGCCGTATTATTCCAGATTTGCAGGTGATTTAATGTCTCAACGTTTAGAGTTAAGAGATGTTGTAGTTGATCTTATTAACACGTATCTTGCCGATACTCACACAGCTACAATCGGTCGTGTAATAGCAGTGAATTCCAAAACGATAGACGTTCAGCCTGTACTGAATCGACAGGTAAAGGGTGAGTCGATAAGTCTCCCTGTATTTTCTCAAGTGCCTCCTGTATTTCTTCAGGGCGGAGGAAGTTATCACGCTTTCCCAATTGCCAAAGGAGACTATTGCCTGTTGATAATCACGGAGAGATGTTTTGACTCCTGGTACAACGGGCAGGATGGGGTTTCACCCGTAGAATATAGAATGCACGACTATTCTGATGGATTCGCTATCGTTGGGATTAATCCTGCTTCGGGAGCAATAACAATCCCATCGGTTATACAGGAGACCGGCGACACAAATCAGGACGGTGATTTTACTCATCAGGGCGACAGAGAACAGACTGGAAACTATACAATCACAGGGAATATCACACAGGTTGGAGACGTAGACCTTACAGGAAACCTTACACAAGTTGGGGATATGGCCATTGATGGAAAACTTGACGTAACAGGAGATATCACCTGTAATGATATTATCGTTAATGGGATATCGTTTAATTCCCACGTTCACGGCGGAGTAGTATCGGGTGGAAGCAATACAGGAGGCCCACAATGACAGTGAGGGCATTGGATAGCAATGGTGATTGGACGTTTGGAAGAAGCAAAGCTCAACTTCTTAGCAGGTCGGACGAAGTAGCACAGAATGTTGTCACTAGAATTAAGTCGTTTAAGGACGACTGGTTTCTTGACATCGAGGCAGAAATTGACTGGTTTACAATTCTTGGGATTAAAAACAATGAGCAGGCTATTGTGGACGAAATATCGAGAGTCGTACTGGAAACCGAGTATGTCAAAAGATTGGTTAGCGTAGAGGTTTTGTCAAACGTAAACAGAAATGCTACAATACAAGTTGAGTACGTAGACATTTGGGATAATAAATTTTTAAAGGAAATAGCCTTATGACATATCCGATAATTGATTCAACGGGTGTCAGCATTCAGACACTTCAGGATGTTTTGACAGAACTTGAGGCAGACTTTAAAGCCATTTATGGGAATGATATAGATCTATCGCAGAACACTCCTGACGGGCAGAGGTTAGGTATCCTTGCAAAGCTTAGCGCAGACCTTCAGGCATACGGTGTGTCATTTTACGATCTATTAGATCCAGACCTTGCAATGGGTGAAATGCTAAACAAGGTAATAAAGATTGCAGGAATAACAAGAAATCCTGCTACACGTTCGGCTGTTGCTATGACAATTACAACGGACAGGAATTTGACGCTTTTATCTGGCTATAAAGTAAGAGACTTGGACAATCAAATATGGGTTACTGTTGAAGATAATACCCTGGTAACTGGTGCCAATTCTGTAACAATGTATGCTGAATTATGGGGTAATTACGAAGCAGGAGCCGGAGAAATAACGGAGGCCGTGACAGTTATTCTTGGAGTGACGGCATTGACAAACGCAGCAGCAGCTACAGCAGGAGTTGATGAAGAGACAGATGAAGAATTAAGAATAAGACGGAACCAGTCCCTAGAGAACGCTTCATATTCAACTATCGGTGGACTCTATGCAAAACTTGTCGATCTTGAAGGAGTTACAGATCTACAGGTTTATGAGAACGACCTGTCAACAACAGATGCAGTTCGAAGCATGGTTTCTCATTCTATATGGGTTATTATCGAGGGTGGGGATACTGCCGATATCGTTGAGTTTTTGGCGAAAAGTAAAACCGCTGGCACATCACAAAAAGGCTCAGAGTCAGGAACGTATGTGGAAACAATCACAGACCCTGATGGGAACGATTACACGATTAATCACACAATGCTATACGATAGACCTTCAGGCGCAGACCTATATGTTGAAATGACAGTCACTAGAAAAGACCCTGCTGTATCTATTGATACGGCTTTGATAAAGCAAAAACTAACCGAGCTTGACTGGACAATCAGAGAAACTGCGACTGCCACAGAATTATATGCAACGGTTTATTCCGCAGGGACGACATTTGTTGCAACAGATTTGAAGATTAGTTTGGACGATATCACATATACCGACGAATCATTACAGCCAGACTACGATGAGAAGTTCACAATTGATACGGCAGATATAACAATAACGGAGGTATAAAATGACAATTGACCAGGGCTTTGTCGATGAATATCTTAACCTCTTAATTATTCAGTATCGTAATAAGCCTAAAGCTGAAGCTGAAATACAAGTAACGGCAGAGCACTTTTCGAGAATCTTTCTTTTCTTCCAATCTTTTATGGATAAGTTCGACCTTGACAATGCAGTTGGTGATCAGCTCGACATTT